CTAACCTCGGTATGGTTAAAGCCATAGTTGAGGTTCTGCAACTCTTTAAGAAACTTGACCTAAGCAGTGATCAGGTAATTACACTTGATCGTTTAGCGAAGGACAAGTTCTTTAATGTTGATCAGACCTGCGCTTCGTCGATGAGTTTCGACGAGACGCAGCTGTTCATCATTAAACGTGTAAGTAGGATGGTACTGCCTAACATCGATCTTTTTGATGAAAGTCAGCTATTTTACAAACACGGACCCGGTGCTGTTAGTGAGATGCTAACTGGAAACCAGAAGTGGGTTTCAGTAGTTGATCACCTTGATCAACTCGAGGCGAATGGATACGATTGTCTTCTTTATCAATCGTCTCTGTCACCTCGAAGCTTACCTAGCAGTCCATTGAGCGATACTGCTAGACTTATTAGTGTACCGAAGAATTCTTCTTCTCGGCGCACTATTACTGTCGAACCAATGCTGAATCAGTTTAAACAGCAAGGGTACAATGACCTCATTCGTCGAGAAATCGAAAAATGCGGTATATTGCGACAGTGTCTAGCTTTAACCGACCAAAGCGAAAATCAAAAGCTCGCTCTGGACGGCTCCCGTACAGGATACTGGGCTACAATTGATCTTACATCCGCGTCTGATTCTCTGTCTAACCAGACAGTTGAATTAGTCTTCGGTTGTAAGCCTCTCTTGTTAGAGAGGTTGCTCAATTGTCGTTCAGCCAAGGTCTCTCGTGACGGTGTCACGAGTGACATGGCCAAGTATGCCGGTATGGGTAACGCTACTACATTCCCGATTCAGAGTGTGATCTTTGCCGTTTTGGCAATTTCTGCACTCTTAGGGAGGCTTCGGCCTTCTTACCGGAATGTACAGCGCGTCGCTCAATCCGTTAGAGTATATGGGGATGATATTATTGTCCCTTCTAACGGATCACATCGCGTTGTGGATTGGATAACCAGAGCTGGCTTAACGGTCAACTCTAGAAAATCTTTCCTTGAGGGAAACTTCAAGGAGAGTTGTGGTGTCGATGCATTCAGAGGTATCAATATAACACCTCTGTATGTTCGAAGCCATCCAATCAACCTCTCTAAAACCGAGCCAAGTACTATAGCTCATTACGTATCGCTCGCAAACCAAACTTGGTTACGCGGGCTTTACACACTGAGCGCTGTATTCGTACGTCTCGTAGAAGAGAAATTAAGAAAACCTCTTCCACTTGTTAGTTCGAATAGCAGTATACTTGGGCTGCATACCCATCAAGAGATCACAGAGTTCCAGAGATGGAACACTGATCTTCAAAGACCCGAACTTAGGGGCTTTATGCTACTCCCTGTTTACAAAAGGGATAGCATTGACGGTTATGCGGCACTGTGTAAAGTTCTCTCAGCCGCACCTTCCGGTGCGACAGAGGTAACATCTACACAGTCCCGGGTTCGGTTCAACCTCGAGCTCGATGGGGCTCTCCCAAAGTGGTTCGGATCGCTTTCGAGTGATCCTCACCACCTGGATAGAACTCCTATCAGGTTCAAAAGTCGAATCGTCCAGAGATGGGTGACCGCCTGAACGGCGGCTTACTTTTTCGACGT